TTAGCAAGATTTGGTGCAATAGATATTGATTCAAAAAGTTATAAAGATTTAGATATAAAATTTTATCTAGATACAATTCAAGAAAAACAATTACCATTAATTCCTATCAAATCAAAAAGCGGTGGACTTCATTTATATTTATTTACTAAAGAATTAGTAAAAGCAAAATTAATAAAAGATTTTTTAGAAGATGTATTATTTTTATTTAAACTACCTATTAACACAGAGATATTTCCTAAACAAACTAAACTAGGAAGTGATACAAATGGTAATAAGGTAAATGGTAATTTTATAAATCTACCTTACTTTGGTGAAAAAAGACGTGCATTGGATCCTTCTGGAAAAGAAATGTCTTTGGATTTATTTTTAAAATGTGTTGAATTAAATAAAGTAGATTCAAATCAAATAAAAGAATTATCAGATAGTCTTATTCAAAAAGCATTAACTGGAGGTGCGGAAGAATTTAAAGATGGTCCTCCTTGTTTAGAAATCTTATCTAAAAATAAAATGAAAGATGGTCGTGATAGATTTTTATATAACTACATGGTCTTTGCTAAAAAGAAATATTCTGACATTTGGAGAGATAAAGTTTTAGAAGCAGGTAGAAATTATTTTGAATTTAATTCTACTTGGACAGATGATCATATTAAAATGAAAATTAAAACATGGGACAAAGAAACTAAAGGTCATACCTGTAGCGATGAATTATTAGCTCCAGTATGTGTTAAATCAGAATGTGTAAAAAGAAAATTTGGTATTATATCTGATAAGAAAATAGATTGGCCATTGATGGCTAATTTAATTAAAGTAGATTTTAAACCAGATCCTGAATACTATTTTACTGTAGAAAATAAAAAAGGTGATTCAGTTTCAGTGCATGCTAAAGATGTAAATAAACTAAAAGATCAAAAAGAATTAAGAGGTTTAATCATGGCTCAAGCTGATATATTTCCTCCACCTATTAAAGCAATGGACTTTCATGCAATGATAAATGCTTTATTAGATACACAAGATACAGTGCAACCGGCTCCAGGGACCAGACCAATAGAAATATTAAAGAAATTATTAAAGGAACATATAAACGGGCCTCAGGCTACAACACATAATTCTTTTTTAAGTGGTAATGTATTGAAGGACGAGACTTACGCATACTTTGTTTATGATGACTTCTTTAATTTCTTAAAAGAAAATGAATGGAAAAAAGATGCATCTAGAACTTCTTACATGATAGAAAAAATGTTTGAGAAAGAAAAAGATCATTTACCTAAACCAGAATTTGGTAGAAAGAAAAGATTTCCTGGCATTAATAAAAAAACAAATAAACCATATCCAGGTGTAAATCATTGTGCAAAAATTCCATTATATTTATTTAAGGATGATGAAGAAGTAGAAGTAGAAGAGATAATAGAACAAGAGAATGAAGAGGATATTGTATAATGATATACAAATATTTTGGTCCTCCAGGTACAGGTAAAACATATAAATTAATTAGTAGAGCTAAAGCTTATGTAAGAATCGGTGTACCTTTAGATAAGATTGCATACTTTGCTTTTACAAAAAAAGCTGCAGAAGTGGCTAGAAAAAGAATGCCTGTACCAGATAAAGATTTATATTACTTTAGAACTATTCATTCATTTGCTTTTGATCAATTAGGTTTAAATACAAAAAAAGTAATGCAACCTAGTGATTATGAAAAGATTGGTAAAGATTTAAATTTAAGAGTTAAGTATTATGACAAATATAATAAAGAAGAAATATTTTATTTAAATAGTGATAGTCCATATTTTCAAATGATAGGGAAAGCAATTAACAGAGATGTCACTCCTAGAGAAGAGTATGATAGAAATGAACATAACTCTAAAGAAATAAAATGGCATATTTTAAAAAATATTAGTGACAATTTAGAAGAATATAAAAGAGTAAAAAAGAAATTAGATTTTAATGACATGATTAATCAATTATTATTGAAAGATAATTTGCCAAAATTTAAAGTTATATTTATTGATGAAGCGCAAGATTTATCTCCATTACAATGGAAACTATTTGATAAATTAAAACAATATGCCGATGATATTTATTTAGCAGGAGATGATGATCAAGCAATTTTTGCTTGGGCAGGAGCTGACGTTGATAGATTTATAAATGAACCAGCTAAAGAAAAAGTATTAAAGTATTCCAAAAGAATATCTAAAGCAGTTCAGGAATCATCTGTAGTGCCATTAACTAATATAATTGGATTAAGAAAACTAAAACAATATTATCCGAGAGACTATGAAGGCATAAGTGAGAAAATAAATAATTTAGATCAGATAGATTTAACTCAAGGTAAATGGTTAATATTAACTAGAACAATTTCTAGATTAGTAAGAATGACAAAAGAATTAAAGAAAAGAAATTTATACTATTATACTAATAAAGGTAAGAGCTTTATTGTTAGATTGTATAATGCATCGGTTAATTATAATTCATGGTGTAGAGGAATTGAATTAGATGAAAAAGAAGTAAAAGATATAGAAGAATATACTGGCCTTAAACAAAAAAATTGGGACAATACAATAGATTGGTTTGATGCATTTAAAGACGCAAACTTAGATGAAAAAGAATACATTAAATCTATGTTAGATAATGGAGAAGATTTAGATAAAGAAGCACGTATAAAAGTATCTACTATTCATGCAGCTAAAGGTGGAGAAGAAGATAGTGTAATTCTTTGTTTAGACATTGGAGATAAAATTAAGAAAGCAATTAAGAGAAGTCAGGCGAAACATGATGAAGAACATAGGGTTTGGTACGTGGGAGGAACACGTGCAAGAAATAATTTATACAAATTAAAAGCAAGAATAAAAAGAAATGAATATAAACATATATAAGAATTTACATACTAATGTATGTGAACCGATTGGGAGCGAGGTGACCCTGATCGTTGATGTGGTAGCAACGTGCTCTAACGGGCGAAGTTGGTTCGATTACTCGAACTCCCTATTTGGATTATCATCGTTAAACCAACAACTACCACACTTAACTTAAAAGGATAAATAAAATATGATAAAAATAAATGATATAAAAAAAGAAGAAAATGATAACTATTTCATCACTTATATAAAAGATGGGGAAATATTAACATACTCTGGTAATGCAAAAGAAATAGTAAAAGAAGTTACAAAAAATTTTAAGAAAGGAAATAAAAATGACTAATAAAAAAATGTTTGATGACGTGTTTCCACAAGATAAGCAGATAGGAGGAAGTCACTACAAAGACTTTCACATTCAACCTTATGAATTTATTTCTAAGAATGACCTTTCTTTTTTCCAAGGAAATGTTATTAAGTATGTGTGTCGTTATCAAAATAAAAATGGCATACAAGATTTAGAAAAAATAATTCATTATTGTGAATTAGAAATTAAAAAGATGAAAGATACAGGTAAGAAAAAATAATGAATACATATACAGACATTTTTGGTTTATTAATTATGACAATATTTATTTTTGGATTAATATAATGTTGATGCCAACTACAGAGTGGGTAGCACCTACTGAGTTTCCTGATTTAAGGAAAGCAGATGAAATAGCAATTGACTTAGAAACTAGAGATCCAGACTTAAAGAAACTGGGTTCAGGTTCTATAACAGGTAATGGTGAAGTTGTAGGTATAGCTGTTGCTGTAGATGGTTATAAAAACTATTTTCCAATAGCTCATGGTACAGGTCCAAACATGGACAGAGATAAGGTTTTAAAATGGTTTAAAGATGTATGTGAATCACCTGCTACAAAAATATTTCACAATGCTATGTACGACGTATGTTGGATAAGAAATTTAGGTATAAAAATCAATGGTTTAATAGTAGATACTATGATTGCGGCATCACTTATTGATGAAAATAGATTCTCATACACATTAAATTCATTATCATGGTTATATTTAAGCAAAGGTAAGAATGAATCATTATTGAATCAAGCAGCTAAAGAACGTGGTTTAGATCCTAAAGCAGATATGTGGAAGATGCCTGCAAGTGA